ATGATTTCAATAAAATAATATGATTTCAAGGCAAAAGTGGGATATTGACGACGTGTCTAAAAGAATTGATAAAAAAATTGATAAAGACATGGATAAAATGGTAAAAGCCATTTATAATAAATGCTTGTCATTTGCTAAAACTGCCAAATCAAATCATACATATAAAAACTATAAGGGAGAACTTGAATCATCAGTCGGAGTAGTTGTCTTAAAAGATAGGAGTGAAATAAAAGAATGGAATTCGATGGCTTCTAGCGGAACTGATCCGTCTAGAGGTATAAGTGATTTTAATGATGTTCTTTCATCCTATATAATCGGTAAAGACATGCTACCAGATGGAACATATATACCCGATAAAAGTATTGCGGGTATCGTGTTTGCAGCGGCTCCTTATGCTTCAATGATAGAAAATGGACAAAATGAATTTGAAAGTGCTTTAGGAATTTCGGGATCTGGTGGAAAGAAAGTGTTAAAAGCTTTTGCTCCTTCTCCTTCTGATATATTTACGGTATTAAAAGTTATAATAGGATGACTATATTAGATATATACACGGCTTTGCAACAGCAGTTGAAACCAATTGGATTAAATATATACAAAGAACTTAAGCCTACTTCTGAAAAGAATAACTGTATTGTTCTTAACAGTGTCCCCATATCTAAAAATAATGTCAATACGGTAAACGATATGATAATTTTTTTATATCTTAATAAAATATCAGGCACTTTTGATTTCTTTAAGGCTCAATCGTTATTTTCACAGATAAGCTCTTCCATTAAAGATGTTATAATAGGAAGTTCTCTTGTGACTTTGACGGAAAAATTAGATCCGAATACCATCAATATAGATGATAGTTGGACTGCTTCTGAATTTTCATTTAGATTAATAACACATTAAAAAAATAAATATTATGAGTGCAACAGCTTTTTTCAACATGGTATCCGTATCAAATATTCAGTATGCGGATTCAACGGCAGACGGTTCGGTTCCTTCTTCGCTTAAATCTTTGGATGTAGTTGCAGAGGGTAAATTTAGCCCAGATTTTCCAATGCCTTCTACTACATCAGAAGTGAATGAATTAACGCAGCAGGCGTTTAGGGAAAGACTAGCTCCGGTTACTAATAAAATAACTATTGATCTACCGCAGGTAGGCATGGCTTCTCTTCCTGATTTTATGAGCGGTAAATTTACAGCAGGGGCTGCCGGTACTACTCCGGATACTTTCGTTAGATCTGGAAAAGATTCTAACCCTACTAATAAGTATGTGATTATCACAGGTCTTAACAATATGGGTAAAACAGTAACTTGTACCTGCTATAATTGTAAGGTGACTTCGTCTTGGACTGGCGCAGTAGGTGCCAATCAGGCTACAGTTCCTTTGCAGATAGTATTTACTTTGCTTGAAGACAATAGCGCAGATAGAAAGTTAGTCACATTTAGTGGGGCTTTTTAATTTGGAACTTTCTGTGTGATGAAGGGGCAAATAAAATAGTTACCGAATTTGGTGATTCGATCATATTAGAAGAGAATGAAGATGGGGAGTGGTGGTAAATTACTTCCCATTTTTTAATATATTGATATAATGGAAAGCTTAGTAGAACTTATAAAAATTGAACAGGAAGCCATTCTTCGTAAACCTTTCAAATTACAGGGGCATGAAGATATAGAAATAAGACCTTTGACTGTAGGTCAAATGATTGAAGTGAATCCTTATTTAATAGCTATACAACAAGAGGGTGAGTTGGATAAAATATCAAAAATTGCAGATGAAGGAAGTTTTACCGAAGCATTGACATATACGCAGAAATACCTTCCTATACTAATAAATATCATTGATGCAGTAATAGGAGTAGGAAAAGCGAAAGAATTAACCCCAGATGAAGTATTAATTACGTTTATCGCATTGATAAAACGTATACAGTTAAAGTCTTTTTTAAAATCTATCATTCAGGTAACAGGGATGAGTCTACAAAACAAGGAGGAGATAATAGCCTCCGAATCTACAATTGGGAAAGACTGATTGTGAGTTGCATGTCTACATTCAATATGAGCAAAAAAGAAGTATTGGAATCTTCCTTTATAGATGTAATGCGAATGGTCGAAGAATATAATGATATGAACTCTGGAAAAAATGATAAAGATACAAACAATCTAGGTAGTTCAGATGGATCAATAGATCCAAGAGTAGCAAACATACCCGGAGTAAAATTTATATAAATTATGGCAAGTCAAGATCAGCTTTTTTGGGCTACAGGAATAGATAATACAGGGTTAGAAAAAAATAAAAATGAAGCTGTTGAGATCTTTAGAAAACTTTCTACCGATGTATCTTCTTCTCTTAGTAAAATGGAAAGAGCTTATACTTCTTTAATAGAGAAAAGCAAATTTAAATTTACTAATCCAGTAGATCCTGGAACTTTTGAAACGATAAGAGCGCAAATAGCAAATGTGGGTAAAGTAATTGATGCAGAAATAGGTAAGTTTTCTAATTTAGCTTATCAATATGATAAGTCAATGGAAAAGATTAAAGCATCAGCATCTAAAATATCTTCTTTACCTGCTTCAAACCCACTTGCTCCTACTGTAAATAACATACATAAAAGTGTTCAGCAAGCAGATAATGATATATCATATCTAGGTAGGATATTTAAAAGAGGAATCAGCTATATGCTTGTTTACGGATCAGTAGACTGGGCTAAAAATTTTGCATTACAGGTCGTAAGGACAAAAGGTGAATTTGACCAATTACGTGTATCTATTGATGCTTTTATTAATAATGCAGAGCGTTCTAAAAGACTTTTTAATGAAATAACATCCTTTGCAGTGCGTTCTCCTTCTAAACTTTTGGATATAACAAATTCTACAAAGCAACTTCTTTCCTATGGAGTGCAAGCTAAAGATATTATGAAAACATTGCAGATGCTTTCCGATATTGCTTCTGGATCTGGTCAGAAAATAGAAGATTTGACATATTTATATGGTACTTCTATGACTAGGGGAAGAGTATATGCAAGGGAATTATATCAATTTGCTACTAGGGGTATTCCTATTTACCAAGCATTATCAAAAGAGCTAGGAGTAAATAACGAACAACTTCTAAAAATGGTAAAAACAGGTCAGGTTGGTTTCCCTCAATTAGACAAAGCATTACAGAATTTAGCTGGAGCAGGTGGTAGATATTATGGACTTTCAGATAAGATAGCACAAACTACCTATGGTAAGTTATCAAACTTGGAAGATAAATGGAAAGTGGCTTTGGATCAAATAGGTGAAGCCAATGATGGAATTATAAATAGTAGCATCTCTCTTACTTCTTCACTTATTTCAAATTGGGAAAAAGTAGGAGATACCATAGAAGGAATTATAGCGATAGCTGGAACTTATAAATTATCACAGATAGCCGTAAATACAGCATATAAAGGTAAACAGATGGTTTATGCAAAAGCATATACCAATGTTGCTGATACCGCCGTTTCTCCGGAATGGAGGGAACAGGCGGCTAAACAAGGGCTTATAAGAGGATCAGTAGAATATCAGGCAGCTCTTGAAAAAGAATTGCAAATGGAACTTAAGAAATCTACTATTGCAGTAGCCTCCATAAATTTAGAAATTGAAAGAAATAAAAAGCTGATAGAAGAAAAAGAAATATTAATTGCTGATGCAGAAAGGAATGTAATAGCTAAGCAGGCGGAGATGGATGCCGCCATAGCAAGTGGTGGAGCTACCGAGATAGAAACATCTCAATTAGCTTTGAATAATGCCCAAAAAGAACTTAATACTTTAGAGCAAGATAAAAATACCGCTTCTACTACTTTAAATAATATGACTACCGAATTAAGTACGGCCGAGCAAACTAAAAATACTTTATCTAATGCGATGGATACTGCTTCTACCGAAGCAAATACCGCAGCTAAAAGTGCTAATGCAGCTATTACTGGAGTACTTAGCAGTGCATGGATGAAACTTACCGCATTTATGAAAGCTAATGAATTTGCGTTAATAGCAGCAGCAATAGCAGGTGTAATTTATGTGCTTTATAAAGCTTATCAATCGGTAACAAATTTGCAGTCTGCCGAAGAAAAAGTAGCAGATATAGAAAAGAAAATTGATGATCAAAGGACTAAACAAGCCCAAACGGCAAATGATTTAATAAATGTAATTGAACAGGAAACTTCTTCAATCGGAATGAAAGAAGAGGCACTTAGAAAACTTCAAACAGTGATGCCTGAAGTATTTAAAAATATGAAACTGCAAAATATGCTGACTAAAGATGGAGTATATTGGCAGGAAAAGGCAAATGAAGTAGCTAGGCAAAAGTCGGTCAGTTCTGCAAAAATGTGGTATGGGCAATCTCTTCTTAACATATATCAACTTCAAAAAGATTTAGCCAATTTAAAAAACGAACAAACATCCGCTAACATGAGGGATGATATGGCCAATCTTATACTTATACAACAAATAAATAAAAAGACTGATGAACTTAGGATAGAGGTAGAAACTTCCAAGAAATTAAAGAAAGTAATGGATGATGCCATATCCGATAGCAACAAAGCCGAGAAAGCTGCCGCTAATCCAGTTAAGAATAAAGACTATTGGACTAAAAGGGTTGCAGACCTAAATATGCAGAGAAATGCACTTGAAGATTCAAAAAAAGGAAGCAATGAATGGAATAAACTGACGGCTGAGATTGATTCTGCACAAAAACATTTAGATAAATACGAAAAGCCTGCGACGGAAGAAAGAAAAGCGGAAGCCGCAAAAAGAAAAGCGGAAACAGAGAAAGAAAGAAGAGAAAGAACGCTTTCGGACATCAATTCAAGAAAACAACAAATAGCAGCAAATAATAAAGAGATAATTGATTATGAAGCGCAAGCGGAAGAGATGCGACAAGAAGCTTACGCCGATGAAATGGAAAAAGGTTATATTCATGATAAACAAGTAATTGAAAATGAATATAATAAAAAGATTCAAGATATTGAAAAACAAAAAGAAAAGATATTAAAGCTTTCTCAACAAAATGAAAAAGATATATTTTTAAATAAACCGGTGACTACTAGAGGCGTATTCAGCCCTACCATAAAAACGTGGGCGGATGTTCCAATAGAATCACAAAAAGGCGTTGTTGAAGCTACCGATGCAGCAAATAAAATTCGTATATCTAAAGAGAAATTACTTCAAAACGAGTTTTTAAAAAACTATAATGATTATACCCAACAAAAAGAAGAAATAGACAGGAAATATTCAGAGGATAAAAAATCATTAATGAGTATCCGTGAAGGATATGATGAAGGATCTGACCAATATAATAGCTTAACAAAAAGGATAGCACAGAACGAAAAAGAAAGAGTTCTTGCACAATCTAATTTGGCTTTTAAACAAGTTAAGGAATCGCCTACTTATCAATTGGCTTTCGATGATTTGAATAAAGCTTCGCTAGAAGGACTTTGGAGTTTGATTGATTTGCTTAAAAAATATAGGCAAGTAGCAGTCGAAGCTTATAATCCGGAAGACATAAAAACTTATTCGGATGAAATAAACAAGGTATTTGATAAGCTAAAAGAGAAAGATCCTTTTACCGTTATATCAAAAGGTAAGATAGAGCTTGCAAAAGCAAAAGAAGAATTGGCTTTATCAGAAAGTGAATTAGCTAATGCGCAGAAAGAATATAATGAGGCGGTAAATAATATAGAAATGAAACCGCTTACCAATGAAGATGCCGTTTCTCTTCCTACCGGTATATCTGTAAAACAAAATGGAGGTAAAACATCAGTTACCGGGACAAGTAAGAAAAGTTCTACTGATACTGAAAAATTAGCTAATGCAACTAATAAACTTAATTCCGCACAACAAAAATATGTAACTACTTCTTCTCATGTGGTAGGAGTACAGAATGATATAGATGGAGCCACAAAAACTCTTACTGGAGCTTTTGGTGAATTAGGAAGTTCAGCCACAAAGGTTGGAGACGCTATGGGTGGAGTCGTAGGAGGAATAGTGTCTGTAATAGGTACTATCTCTACTACAGTAACAAGTGCGATAACCGGAATGGATACTGCTGCAAATGCAGCTTCGAAATCAATCCAAACGATAGAAAAAGCCAGCGTTATTCTTACGGTTATAAGTACTGCCATTCAACTAGCCGAAAAGGTAGCTTCTTTATTTTCATCTGAATCTTCTTTTGAAAAGTTAGAGAAGAAACTAACTGCGCTTAATAAAACACTTGATGAAACGGTAACTTTATATAAGGAGTTGCTTGATAAACAAGCTGGAGGTGAAGCATTAGCTACCGGTGAAGAAGAAATCGCTTCCATACAAAGAGAAATAGAAAATTATCAGAAGTTGGCAGACGCCAAGATGGCTGATTCTAAAAGTGGAATTGGAGGTCACCATTCTATTGATTATAATTATGGGAATGTAAAAGATATTCAAAATTATATAGATAAGATAAATGAATATAATGAGAAAGTAAGAGAGATGCAAGATGCGGGAGAGGGTGGAACAGAAATGTCTATTAATCTGACTCAAAATCAACAAGACTTACTTACTTTTTATAATACGCTAAAAGATGTATATGGCATATCAATAGATAATATAAGGGACTTATCAAATCTTACTGGAGAGCAGCTTGAAACATTAAAAATTAAAGATCCGGAGGCATGGAGCAGACTTGATAGCACTGTTCAAGATTATTTCGATAAGATAATTGATAAGGCCAATAGTTTACAGGATACTTTAAATGAGATATATGCTTCCGCTACAGGTGTCGATTGGAGTGATTTGAAAAATGGAATGGATGATTTCTTATTGTCTACCGATACAACCATGTCCGATATTTCAGATAATTTCGAGACATATATGAAGAAAGCTATTCTAAATTTAGTAAAATCAAACTATCTAACAAGTGCACTTGAAAATTGGTATACTGAATTTGCAAATGACTTAAATGATAATACATTATCAGCTACCGAGGCAGAAAATTTAAAAAATGAATATGAAAATATATATACTACGGCTAGCGGAAAGATACAAGCATTACTTGATTTGGCAGATGTAAGTCTTGGAAGTTCTACTTCCAATAGCGTAAAATCTTCTTTTCAATCAATGAGTGAAGACCAAGCTAATGTATTAACTGCACAATTTTCGGCAATTCGTATCAATGTATCGGATATTTTAGTATCTTTGAAAGATAATAATAATAAGATAGATTTAATTGCAGCAGATATATCGATGATAAGAAAGTATACTTCGCTTTTACAAGATATAAAATCAACCATTAGTGATATGTATTCAAGAGGAGTAATAGTAAGATGATATAGGAGTAATATTAAGATGAAATAAGAGTAATAGCAAGATGAAATAGGAGTAATAGCAAGATGATAGATACGGTATACATAGATGGACTTGAAATAAGAAAAACGTGGGGATTAACTCCACTATATGAAAAGTTTTATTCTTCTGTCATGCAGTTTCCAGACGTTAAGGAAAAGGTAACTAATGATTTTGAGGATGAAGATGGTATTGAAGTCGCTTCAACGAAAAGTTATTTGAAATCAAAAGATACCGTACTATCAATGGGAGTTGATACTTATGATAATTATTTGAATTTTATGAATTATATAACATCTAAAGATAGTTTTATATTATCTTCAACTATAATTGGAAGTATAAATTTAGAATATATATCAACTTCTAATTTTGATTATGAAGGAATGGAATTTGATATAAAAGTGAGAGAAAGGAATTTCAATGATAGATAATGTTTATATAGATGGAAAAGATATTAAAAAAACTTGGGGTCTTGTACCTTTATATAGCAAGTTTTATTCTTCTATAATGAAGTTTCCAGATGCTAAAGAAAAAATATCAGTAGATTTTGAGGACAGTGATGGTATTAAAGAAGTATCTGGAAAACCTAAATTAAAAAGTATAGAAAATGTTATATCTTTTGGTGTAGACACATATTCAAATTATTTAGCTTTTTGTAGATATATGATATCTAATCCTACTTTTGAACTTTATTCATTGCTAGTTGATAAAAAGATTACTTATGAATATCTTTCTCATTCTGAATTCAATTTTTATATAACAGGAAGTACGTTCGCTATAAAACTTCGTGAAGAAAACTTTCTTAACAGAACAAATATATATTTACTTACTGAATCGGGAGATTATTTATGTACCGAGGATGGAAACAGATTAATAATTTAAAATTATGAGTTGGTTGAAATTTTACCCATTGCAAACTGCTGAAAATACACGCGTATTAAAGCATTCTAAATTAGATTCATTATCTACCGATTTTGATAATGGAGGGAATCCATTTACAGTATTTATAAGACCAAAAAATACATCTTATGATACAAGTATAATTCTTAATGTGCAATTATTAGAAGATGATTCTGCAAGTAATCTTCCGTTTGTTACAAACCAATGGTCTCCTTGCATTATTCAAAAAATAATTGCGGATACAAATATATTAACCAATTATGATATTTACATAGGAGCTGGAAGATGATGGATATAGGAATAGGAATACAAATAGATCAGCAAAATCAAAATGCTTCTAGTGTTTTATATTTAATTACCGAAAATGGTGATAATATAATTGATCAAAATAATAATTATATAATAATTTAAAATCATGGCAGATATAAAAATAAGTGCTCTTCCGCAAGCATCTGCATTAGATGGTTCGGAAATGATACCGGCAACACAGGGAGGAACTAATCCTGTAAAAGTATTGGTAAGCCAAATATCTACAAAGATACAGGCTGATATATCAGTACAAACATTTACAGCAGCAGCATTAACAAATCCTTATAGTTCATCCATATCTCCTCATAGAGTTGGTGATATAGCTCTTAATCTTACTTCTTTGGAAATATGGCAAGCTGTTTCAGCTACTGCAGCAACTACTTCTTGGAATAGAATATCGGGTGGTTACTACGGAGGAAGTATTTTAACTGATTTAAATTCTCCCGTATCATCAGGTTTTTATACAGCTCTTGGAACAGCATTAAATGTTCCAGATTCTCAATATTCGTGGTTTGTTAATCATGTTAATAGTAATACAGATAATATAAGTGCTTATCAAAGAGCCGTAGCTTATTCAAATACAATTATAGTTTATGAACGTACAAAAATAAATTCTGTTTGGGGCGCATGGATTTCTCTTGCTTCACAAATTCAAGAAAATGTTTTATCTTGTGGCGTGCAATTTAATTTTGATTCACCCGCAACGGCATTGACAAGAATTGGAAACGACAATATTAAAAATGAAATATTCTCTACTTGTATTCGTCCTGTGACATTGAATGACGCAGGTGTTGTCACACAAGAGCTAGCGACAAACATAAACTATAAAACAAATGGACAAGCATCTGATTTGACAGGAGCTAGCGGACAGTGCATGGTTGGCATTAAAAAATTATACATTAAAAGAACCACTGACGGACAGAACAGACTTACAAAGCTGCAATTTTCACTTGTTCCATTACCTGGGTTTACTTTGCATGAAAAATTTACATGGGGAAGCGGGCGAGATGAAATATTCGTTGGAATGTTCGATGCGTCTAGTGATGGGGCTAAGATGCAATCAATTGTAGGAGGGTCTATTTATGCAAATACAACGTTGGCAACAGCAAGAGCACAAGCTGTGGCAAGAGGAGCTGGATGGCATACTTATGATTTTTATACACAAGACTTAATACAGTCTTTATGGTATCTTTATTTCGCAGAACTTAATTCACAAGTAAGTTTGCCAGGATATACCGGATTAACTACTTATGCAGATAGTTATAGAAGAACTACTGGAAGATCTAAAATACTGTCCACTATTAATGGTTCTATTCCAGCAGATCCAAGTATCGATTCGGATATATATAATCTAACATGGAATGATTCAAATAAGATAATTTCAAATCGTTTTATATGGATTGAAAATATGTTTGGACATGTTTGGAAAATGATTGATGGATGTAGTATTGATGGTAGAGTTTCTGGTAATAAACATATGTTCGCGACACCTAACCCCAGTTTATTTAGTTCAGATCAAGCAACTATATTATCGACATATACTGATCTTGGAATAACTTTAGCATCTTCTTCCAATGAAGGATATATGGGTTCTATTGGATTTTTCTTAAATCCTATAACACTCGGTGGTTCCTCCTCAACTTATGTTACTGATTATTATTTGGGCTATTTGAATGATTCTTCTAAAGACTATGTTCGCCTGTTGTTTGCTGGTGGGAATTTGAACAATTCAGCGAAAGCAGGAGTCGCATATCGTAATTCGAATAACGACTTGGCGTTTGCGTACTCGGCTATCGGGTTTCGGCTTTGCTTCGAGAAAAATTAAAATATAAGATTATCGCTGTTCGCCTGTTGCTTGCTGGTGGGAATTTGAACAATTCAGCGCAAGCAGGAGTCGCAGCTCGTAATTCGAATAACGACTTGGCGAATGCGATAATCCTTACCTATTTGTAAAAAATAATTAAAAATTCATTTAATGATATAAAAATTAAAATTATGAAAGGAAATAGTATAACAAAACCATCAAATTTTGAAAATTTAGATGGTAAGTTCCAAATAAGATGGAACATTCAAGAAATTGAAAAGACATTAGATGATAATTCAATATGCAAAGAATATTCGTACGAATATAATACAAAATATATTCCTACAGAATTAAACAAAGATGAAATAATTAAAGCAATAATTGCTGAAAGTTATTCTTATGCGGATGAAATAAAACTTGCATTCTCACGTGACACTGATGTCGCAGAACGAGAAGCACATGAGGAGTTTGTTTCAAAAGCTAAAGAATGGGCTAAAGAAATATTGGCATGATAACAATTTATAAATCAGATGGAACTATTCGCACTACCATACATGAGAGTGCGGATAGTTATGTCAATCCAAAAATATCGGACGAAGAATATGCGCAATTAAGATTTGTAAAAGGTTATTATATACCTTTTGATACGGGAGATTATGTGCAACTTTATGGAATGTATTATTCTTTGCTAAAAAAACCAGCTACAATAAGAAAAAACAGTTCGGTTCATTATGAATATACATTAAAGTTTGAAAGCCCTAGAGCGGATTGTGATAATGTGGATTTACAATTATTTGATAATACTACCTCTATTACTACGCCCGCATATAATTCATTAACCGAATATTCGAAAGGTGATGTGGTATCTTATCATACTCTTTATTGGGAATGTATTTATCCTACTTCCATAAACGGAATTTCTCCAGAAGAGGGTGAATATTGGCAATTGAAATCAAATGTGACGCATGTAGTAGCAACTTACTCCGCAACTACCAATTATACCGCAGGTGATGAAGTGCTATATAATGATTGTATATGGAAGCATATAGGAGTAGATACGGTAGGAATACACCCAGAAGAAGGCGATCATTGGACTTTACTTAATACCGCACCTTTATGGGATTTTTCATCAGTGCTTACTCCAAGGCGTTGGGCTCAATTATTTTGCGATAACATGAATAGAGCTAGACCAAATCAAAATTGGTCTGTCGGATATACCATAACGGATCAGCCGAAAGAACAGGCGTTTTCAAGTTCATCGGTTTTATCAGGTTTATCTGATATTTCAAATTTATATAATACCGAATTCTGGATAGGTCAAACATCGCATAACAATTATACGATAAATATTGGTAAACGTTCCAATAATACTTCTATCGTGATGAAAGTTGGAAGCGATAACGGATTTAAAAATTTAGAAAGAGATGAAATAACGCAATCAAAAAAGATAACTAGACTTATCGCACACGGAGGTACCAAAAATATACGTTCTTCTTATAGGGGAGGATCAAAAAAATTAATGCTTCCAGACAAGTATTATTTGGATGCAGACAATATAGATTTAAAAAATCCTTTATATGGAAGTGCTGATTGGGACGATATATATCCCGCTATGTTACATGCTACCGATTATTATGATTCTTCGATTGCATACGTAATCGGAGATATGGTGGTGTATAATAATTATTCATGGACTTGCATATTATCATGTACAGGTCAAACTCCGCAAGAAGGAACATATTGGCAAATAACCGAAGGTACGGTTACTACGGCAGTAGGAGAATATAAACTTATAGATAAAAACTTATCTTTTAATCCTAGAGACCCTAAATTGGTAATGAGTGACGGCACTCAACCGAAAGTCCATTTTATTACGGGTAATCTTGCAGGATATGAATTTCCGATAACTTCATTTGATACGAGTACCAAGCAAATAACGATAGGTAACATTCAAGATAGTAATGATTCAGTTCTTCCTACCGCAGGTTATACATTTGCTGTAGGTGACCAATTCAATATTGTTGATTTTTATATGCCCGATTCATATATTACTAAAAATGAAAATTATCTTAAAGCGAAAGCACAGGAATATTTAAATCAATATTGTGTAGATCAAGTTACTTATAAGGGAGATGTAAATACCGTTTGGGCTACCGATAATCAGATAGAACTTAATATAGGTGATTTGATACAAATAGAAGATGATGATTTTAATATCAATTTAAAATATAGGATAGTAGATTTAAAAAGATATATTACCGAACCTTATAAATATGAAATCGTATTGGATAATGCGCCTTATGTTCCTACTAAGATTCAATCTATTATTAATTCTACAAACCAAAATAAGACATATATACAATATAACAGCCTTAATAATCAAATGTCTAAAGTTCGCACCTATAAAGGGGCGGCAGAAGCTTTATCAATGGCATTTGACCCGGAAGGTAGTTATTTTACGGAAGGGATAGCTCCTTTATTCGTTAAGTCGGCTATGGCTTTGATTGGAACTGAATCGCAGCAATATTCGATTAATGGCATAAAAGTTACCACTTATTCGAATACTCCGAATGTGGTATCATGGAGTGCAGGGACAATATCAGATAGTACACAGCAGGAAACTGAAAGGACATGGAATATACCGTCAGGAAGCTTTACTGCTACTGATAATAATTCTTCGTATTATGCTTATGTAAGATGCAATAAAACTATTGGAAGTTCGGATGCAATTATCCTTTTTTCAGAAACGCAATACAAGGTAAATACGGATAATGACTATTATTATTTTCTTCTTGGTACTCTTACCGAATTAAGTGATTCCATTCGTCAATTCTTTACTTCAAAAGGTTTTACTTTTATATCTGGAGATACAATTGTTACGGGTAAAGTTAAAAGTCAAAATGGAAACAGCTATTTCGATTTGGATAATGACGAAATGCACTTTGGTGATACTGAAAAATATATAGAATGGAAAAACAATCTGTTAAAGATAAAAGGAATTTTATCCGTATCTCCATCAGGTTCCGAAAGTGCTATTGGAGTATTTAGGGGAGCGTATGCTACCAATACCTTATACTACAATGGAGATACCGTTACTTATGGTGGCTCTACATGGAGATATATAAATACCACCCCTGCAAAAAATATTGTACCAAATGAAGGTAGTAACTGGACTAAAATTTCTGCAAAAGGAGATACCGGCAGTACTGGACCTCAAGGCGTAGCAGGAAATAATGGAGCAGATGGCGTAACTACCTATACATGGATAAAATATGCAAATGATGCAAATGGGACAGGCATAAGCAACGATCCTACAGATAAATCATATATAGGTTTTTCTTATAATAAAACTACACCTACAGAATCAAACACCGCATCGGATTATATGTGGTCATTAATTAAAGGCGCAGTCGGAAATACAGGAGCTACAGGTGCAACGGGTGCAGATGGTGTCACTCATTATACATGGATCAAGTATTCTGACAATGCTGATGGGACAGGGTTATATGATACGCCCACCTCAAATACATTATATATCGGCATAGCTGTAAACAAGACTACAGCAACCGAATCAACGATAAAGACTGATTATGTTTGGAGCAAGTTTAAAGGGGATACAGGACCAACGGGTGCAACAGGAAATACTGGCTCTACAGGTAATTATTTTGAGCATCGCTATGCGGTTAATGGAAGTAATACAGATGCACCTTCGCTGGTTAATACAGACACAATACCATCTGGATGGACAACTACATTGCCTTCTATGAATCTATACCAATACATGTGGATAACGACAGCCAAAAAGACTTCGGCAGGCGCATTGGTTGGTACATGGAGCAATCCGCAAAGATTTAGCGGAGTACAAGGCACGCAAGGTGCTCAAGGCGATACTGGACCTGCAATGTCATTTTATGGAACATGGAACGCATCAAATATATATATAGGAAACTCTCTTGTAGTATCCGTCGTGCTTTATAATGGCACCTATTATATTGCTCGTTATGACGTTGGAGGCTCATTCTCTTCTTCTACCACTCCAAATAATGATACCGCTCATTGGAATAGTTTTGGTGCTTCATTTTCAAGTATAGCAACAGGTTTATTGCTTGCACAGGAAGCATATATAAATAATCTTATCGTTTCCAGATTGGCCACAAGTACTAACCCGTATCGTTTCTTATTGTCAATACTAGATTCTTCACTTGGTATATTTAGAAATAAAGCAGATTCGGTATCTATTTTTTCTGCATTGATAGCTTTGGGTAAAGATATAACTACCATGCAATCTACAGGTCAGAAGAAACCTGCCTTATTTGTGAGGGATGGGCAATGGAGGGATAATTATTCTTCATCAACTATTTATTATAAAGATGACAGGGTGTATTATTCGCCAAACATATCATCTGCATCTACTTTTAATATATTAACAGCTTATACTTCTGGTTCTTATGTAATATATCAAAATACCGTATTCAGATGCACAACTTCTGTAGGAGGTATTTATCCTTCTTATCCGTATGTAGATTCATACGGAAATACACAAAGCAATTCATATTGGACAGTAGATGGATATACTTACTTATTTACTCATGATTGGCTTTCTACCGAAACGCCTTATTCAGGGATAACTCCTACAAATACTTCTTTTTGGAATGTGATAGGAAACGGAAATTTGAATGGCGGTAAGTTTACGGAAGCGGGATGCGAAGGAATATTCTCTAATGGAAGTAATATAAATGCTCTATCTCAAGCACTTGGTATACCATCTAATTTTTCTTCTGCTCATTTATTGCAAAAGAGACTTGGAGATGTAAGCGGAATTTCAGCAGCCTTATATGGAAATGACCAAACAGAAGATACGGATGCGGTAAATGCAAGCAAGTCTTACGGAGGATGGTTTAACAGGTTGTTTATGAATAGCGTCCTAGAAAATATTTATAACTTGGAAGGATCTAGCGTGTCACTTACATTAGACAAGAAAAGTTATCACACTATCCATTCTTATGCTACTTCATCCGCAACCATTATTTTACCAAAAGCAAACTATCGGGATATAGGGCTTAAATTTGAAATAAGAAAATGCGGATCAGGTACCGTAACGGTAAAAACATCAGTAGGTCAATATTTACTTTTAAATACTTCTCCTTCGACAGATACGTCTATGAATTTAAATTCGAGAGATTCGGCTTATTATAAATGGGATGGTAAATATTGGGTGCTTTATTATAATAACAATTAGTGTTAAATATGAATTTGTAATTAATAAAATAAAAATAATATATTATATTTGTAATTATTATAAAAATTAAAAATATGAAAGATTTAGAAATTTACGAAGAAGATCAAACAGGTACCAACACAAAAGGTACAGAAACTACCGAAGAGGGTGATGGGCCTCGCATAGGAGGAGGAAACGGTAAATGAAAAAATACATATTGATATTGTTTATATGGCTGCTTAAAGTATATCCTATCGTGCATAACCTGATTCTTGTCTTTTTATATTATATTTTTATATCGTATGGAAAATATTTAGGTAGTTATACATATACTATAACTGGAGCGTCATTATTCTCAATATCAATATGTTTTTTATCATCTTATGTATTCAAATTCTGTACATGGTATAGAATTATATGCTTATCCTCTTTTATTGCTTTGGTAGCTGAATGGGTAGACGTTAATGTGGTATCCATACCTCATTATGCTATTTCAATTCAATGCGTGTTGGTAACAGGATTATTAACCTCTTTAGCTGTTTATGGTTATGAACGAAAATCTAAAAAAGAAAATAATAGAGGCCTTAAAAAGGTTGATTAAAAAGCTAAAATCAGGTTGCTGCGATAATCTTACTGACAACCAACTAAAAGATTTGGAAGATGGATTTCAAAAAATATTAAAAGTAGAAAGTGAGTTTAAAAATGGATATAACACAGATAGCGGCTTTATTAGGTTCTGTAACAGGATTAATTTCTTTAATTCTATATTCCCGTTTCAAAATGGACGGAATGAGGATAAGTAATGAAAGCAAGAATATCAAGAACCTTCAAAATGTGATAGCGGAGATAGGCAAAGAAAGAAAAAAGTTAATGGATGAAAACGAACAATTATCCAGTAAGATAAATAGATTGGAAATTGATGTTGATATATTGAAAAGATCATCACTAAGAGATGGAATGATAATAGATATATATGAGACTTCTTTACGATGCAGATCTTTATGCACAAAGAAAGGCGATTGTCCTATATTGGTAAAAGTAGAAGAACTTAAAAAGGAAGATAAGGAGATTAAGAATGACAATAGATGACTTTGTAAAGTGGATTTATCCGCAAGCTAAGAAGATAGGAGAAATAAGCCCTGTATTCGTAACTGCCCAAGCAGCTTTAGAATCTGGCTGGGGAAAGTCCGCTATCGGTAAAAATCTTTTCGGAATAACGAAAGGTAGTTCATGGAAAGGAAGAACGCAACTCGTCACTACTACGGAATACTTTTCTAATCCTAAGGTTCGTTTTTCATCTCCCGAATGCGTTATAAAGGTGACTAAGATTTCGGGCAAGCGATATAAGTATACCGTAAAAAGGCTATTCAGAGATTATGATAGTGTCGCTGATTGTCTTGCAGACCATTTAGCCATACTCAAAAAGCCACAGTTTGCTGATGCTTGGCCATATCGGAATGATGCAAAACAGTATGTCAGAAAGATTCAAGATTTGGTAGGCGGTAAATACGCAACATCTCCATCGTACGTTGAAACGATGGATAAAATGATAGATATAGTTATTAATTCAATAAACAAACAAAAATTATGAAAAAGTTTTTATTTAGTCTACTAGCTCTTATGCTGGTATTTTGTGTAAGTGCTTTTGCACAGGTAGATTCAACCGCAGTATCAAATGTGACTACAAGCGGAATCACTCTATTGTTTGACAACTTCGGTAAGTTGATTTCGAATAATGTTTGGACGGTCGTTTTCTTCGTATGCTTTATCCTGTCTGAAATATTGGCAGCAGTCAAGTTTACCCCTAAAAATTCAGTTGCGCAAGTGCTTTGGTATGCCTTTAAAGCTATTGTAAAGTTCTTCGCATCGAAAAAGTCATAAATTAACAGGTAGTGTCTCTTCGGGGATGCTACCGATCGTTTTCCTGACATTAGGAGAACGATAAAAAATAAAATTAAAAACAACTAAGATGGATACAAAAGATAAGAAACCGAATGTCACATACGGAACTTCGTTTAGTGGACATTTAGAACTTAAAGCTGGCGAAACTAGACTAGACGCGAGTGGCGTTATTATGCCTGATGGTAGTACTTTGGCTGATACTATTGTAAGTCTTTGCAATAGGATAGATAATCTCGAGGAGGAAGTGAATAGCTTAAAAGGTAAATCATGAAACCAATTGATTTTACAGGACTTAAAAAGTATTGGACTATCACAAAAATAGTCATATTTGTTGGCTTAATATTAGCTATATGGATATTGGCGAAGTCCAATAACTCGCTGTCCAAGAAAGCAACACAGAACGCAAATAACGTATCTGTTCTATTATCGAAAAGCAAGCAGTACAAGACAAAAGATAGCCTAAGTGCTGCAACGGTCTATGAGCTTACTTTGAAGCTAAAAGACTTTGATAGATTGAAATCTGATGATGCTGAAAAAATAAAATCACTTGACATTAAAAATAGAAAACTCGAATCTTTGATTTCAATTAATACCCAAACAAATCTTTCGATAACAGCCAAGCTAAAAGATAGCATATCCGTTTATAAGGATAGTCTGAAAAACGGAAAGGTCACGATTATTCGAGATACTTTAAAATGCTTTTCTGTTGATAGTACGTTTTACTCGATTTCGGGCTGTTTTTCGCATGATAAGTTTAGCGGACATATATTTATACCTGATTGGCTTCAAGTGGTAATATCGCTAAAATATAAGCGTTTTCTTGGATTCCTTTGGTATACCAATAAGATAAAGAATAAGAAATGTGACGTGGTATCGAAGAATCCTTATATAGGTATTAAGTCGATAGAATTTACAACGATTTCAAAATAAATTAGGCGCATCAAAAAGATGCGCCTGAATTTTTAGTTATTAAATTATCGCATTTACCATTTTTATAACACGGATCTACCCACCAAGCGTATCTGTTGCTTTTCAACTTTTTAGACAACAAAAATCTTGAACATTTGTTTTTTAATGGGCATCCTATTCCATTGCATAAATCAATATCATTCATCTTTGTTTTCGTAATTTATTAAAGTCAAACAGGTAGTCAAATTTGGTTTGCGAGTTATCCGCTTGCTTGTTTGTGAAAATAGTTGAGTATAGTATTTTGCCTGTTGAAAGTGAATAAACCACTTTAAAGCATTTTGAAGGGATAAGATTATTAAATTCTATTCCACCGCAAATAATCAGCAAACTATCTTTTTGGCTATCCTTCCTGACTTGCGTCTCTAATACTTTCCAAATCCCTCTATTTAGATTCGGTGTTTGAGGTAAGGCATTATAATACCTGAATGTACTTTCTTCCAATTCTTTGTTATAAGCAAAATCTTCCGCATTCGCCATGTGTCCAATATCATACCCGCTTTTAGCATAATAAAAATGAGGCAGCTTTGATTTGAAAGACATACCTTTGCGAGATACATTTCCACCGCCTTTATATAGTTTATAAACCACATAAGCCGGAGCTTTAATCTTATAGCTATAATAAGAAGTGTAGCACTTCTCATTAATCACCGTATCTACTTTCTCTATCTGTGCACTAACTGACGCACTGATTAGCAATAAAAGAAAGAATAGTTTTTTCATAACATTTTATTTATTAATGATTTAAAAAATTCCATATACTCGCATTTCCCTAGACATTTCTCATCAATTTTTGATGAGGTAACAACATCACTTTGCCCAGCACATATATTATCGTCTAAATAAGGACACAGCTTTCTATGCGCTTCAATAGCTTCCTCTTTCATCTCTGTTTCAGCTATCTCAACGGCTGATTCAGCATCTAAATCTAATATGACTTGTTCTTCTTCTGCCATATCTCCAGCACTATATATGTGTGAAGATATATATTCATCTGCTTTTGTACTTTCCATAATCATTTATTTTATTTGTTATTTCAACCGGCCTCTTTTAACCATATCAAATTGATGACATAGAAAGTCATTTTCAATAATAATATTTTCCATTTCTTCAAGAGAATGTTTTCCCTCATAGAATAATACAGTATGACTACCAACTCTACTATCATCTATCGAATAGGGTATAGAATATACCGTGATGCTTTCACCGCCAATAATCCTGTATGATGCCTTTATTGATTTATTATAATTCATTCTATCACACGCCATAAACGCAAAGCCATCGCACCTATTATAATATTCTTTCTCCTTATACGTTATGTCGTAATTTATCCCTTTTGGATAATGCCCGCATTCTCCATTAGCGGTACCGAAATATGTTATTTTTTCCATAATCTTTTATTTTTTAGCGTTTTTCTTTTTAACCCTCACATATTCAATGTCTTTTTCATTGATCCTATCACTACACCACGTGACTTCATCTAAATTTTTGAAATCTACATCATCAGGTGTTTCATCTCCTATTTGGAGATAAATTTTATCAGGTATATTTTTCATCTCATTTCTCCTTTTTGTTTATTTTTTCAAATTCTATAACCGATGAATGTATCGCATCTTTAATCCTCTTACAAGAAATATCATAATACTTTTCATCAAGTTCTATGCCTATGAATTTGCGATTGGTGTTAACACAGGCTACACCAGTACTTCCGCTACCCATGCAGTTATCCAATACAAGCATTCCTTCATCCGTGTAGGTCTTAATAAGATATTCTAATAATGCAACAGGCTTCTGCGTAGGGTGGAACCCTTTTTCTTGCTTAAACTGTAGTATTCGCGTAGGTAGCCTATCACCATTATTGATCGTCTCTGTCTGTTTCATTATTACATCATTAGTTTCTTTTACTCTTGGTTTCTTATCTCTGACAACATGATATGGTTTGCCGCTAGCTTTCTGTGGGTTGTATACTTTTGCGTTTCCAAATATACATATGTCTTCATAGTTGTTCAATGGTCGATATTTAGCCATAAACGGGTCTACCCCCTGCGGTTTCTGCCATACTAAACAATATTTAAACTTATTAAAATTACTACTGATTAATCTAGTTGTAAACGGTTGTGAGGCAGTTAAAACAATAGCTCCATTGTCTTTTATAATTCTATTATATTGTTCCCATAAAGGTTCAAAAGGAATAATAGTATCCCATTTACAAGCAGTAGTGCCTAACTAACCGTAGGGCAAATCGCACAACACCATATCAACGCTTTTGTCAGCAATGAACTTCATCGCCTCCAAGCAATCTGCATTGACAAGTGTATTCGAGTGCAACTGCCCTACGGATTCCAATTGTTTAATGTTATTGTAAATTGTCATAAGTAATAATTTATGTTTTGTTTCATTCTATTCCAAAGTTCTTGGTCAATATCAATCTTTGCCCTATTTTCAAGCCAGCTAATAAATTGTAAATTATCAATTAATAAACTTCCACCATTGCATTTTGCCTCTATATGGTCAAGTGATGGTTTTATCCACTTATCATTTGTTTCAATCCACTTATGATATAATTCATTGAATTTACTATCAATATAAAAACGTTCAATAAACTGAATATAAATTTCAGTAGTAAATCCTTCACAATCTCGTCGTCTACTTAGTGAGCGATTAAGATATTTTAATTTTTCAATGTCTTCAAATTTTGAAAGCCATTCTATTGTTACATCGTACTTTAAATGCGCTTTCATATTTTTTAAGTTATGCTCTCTTGTCATTTTCAAACCTTTACTCCAGCATCTCCTACCTTTTGATGCAGCCCCTACTTTTTGCTTATGTTCGTCAGTATAAGGCTTTAATGTTTTTCTTTTTGTAATCTCAATTCCATTTCTAATTAATATTCGCTTAATCATGTGGTGATTGGAATTAAATATATCTGAAATATGCCTTAAAGTATGTCCACTGTTATAAAGCTCAATAATTTTTTTATCATTCATACCATTTACATTTATAATTTATGCAAATATACGAATAATAGTTGGGATATACAAAATATTTAAGGCAAATCGCACAGTATCATATCCACGCTCCCATCTGGTATTTCCTTCATCCTTTCCAAGCAGTCTCCAAACATAAGTTGGCAATCATCTAATTTTAAATCTTTATCCATAGCTTTTTATTTAAAATGGTTTATGTTTACGTGCGTACTGATTTCTCAAATACCCTATAAAGTCGTCATAACTAGTTATAAACCCCTCGTTAATTAAAGTAGCAACCTTTATTTCAAATTGATATAGTTCGTTCTGTTTTTCTTCACTACCGAATTTATTTCTCAATTCTTTTCTCATGACAATTGAATATTATCCAATTTATAGCTTCACCAATTCGTCTCATGGCTGTTAGTATTTCTTTCCGTGCATTTTTGGACGGAGTTCGTTGTATTTCATCTTCTGATCAATAAACCAAATAAGGTCAATATTTAAATGTTTTGCAAGACCGAAAATATCAAGTAGGATAATCTCTGGAAGCACGCACGATTCAGTTACAGATTTCTTATGTTTGATTAATTCCTCGATTATATAATAGATGCTTTCAGTGAAAGTTTTATCTTTGTAGATATTGGCATAATCTTGAAAAGTCTCTTCATCAAATCCATATTCATCAAGAAAAATATTTCTTAATCCGAATAAATCAAGAAGCCTAATAACCGCATCGGCTAATTCATCTTCAACGCTGTCTTTGATGTATATTTCAAAATTATCGATAAACGCCTCTGGCATATGATCCGATTGAAAAGCGTTATCCGATTTAAAATTTATCCTGTCCGCACATTTTCCTTTTCTATCCGCTTCTACCGCTTCCGATAGCTCTGTAATTGTTAACATTAAAAAATGTTCGTCTGAATAATCCTTGTCATGGAATCCATGATCACATGCGCATTTATACGCTCTATCTCTTAGTTCGTTTAAGTTTATCATCTTATTTTTATTTAATTAGTTCGAATGAATAACATACCACCCACGGATTCCGCTCCCATGTACCTTTTCCGCTAATAGCGTTAATGAGCGAAGCGTATACTTCTCGGAGTGTATCATCATAATAACCATTGTAATCATCATAAGCATCATCTTTCAAGATTCCTTCCAATCTACAATCTTCGTCATTGATATCTTGGAGACGTTCTATTTTAATACCTGTGATTTTTACTTGGTGGGGCATTAAATTAGGACGAACAAACATTTTATTATTCCATCCTGCCACTTCTCCATAATATCTACAAAAGTCGAGCCTCCATTCTGGATCATCCGCATCGGCATCTAGTATATCGCCTTCAAAAGTCCAATTTTCACCGCATCCAGCATCTTTATAACTTTGAGCTACCGCGACCACTTCACCAACCTTATACCTCGTTTTGTATTCTATCCATGTATTGCTTTTATTATTATGGCATCTTATAATACCGGTGTTCAATATTTGAAATCTATTAAATCCCGTATTGATTGCATCGGGTAAAAATCCACAAAAAGTTTCAGCTCGTCGTGTCATTGTTTTAGTCCCGCTTAATACGGCTTTTGTTAGCTCGTATTTATCGTTAAATATTATCTTCCGCATTGTTATTTCTCCTTTTCTTTTAGTTCTTGGTATACTTTCTCTACTAATTCAGGAAATGTCAAATTCCATTCTTCTGATATATCACCAATAGATTCATCATAATGATGTTCTCGAACGTATTCATTTATATTTTCCTCAAATTCTTCCCCGCTTAATCCGTCATCACAACAATAGTAATCATCATACATATCAAGCTCAATAGCCACCTTTTCGCAGCTTTCATGGGTTTTAAAATCATAAATACAACCGTCTACAATTGTTTGCTTTTCGTATCTTTCCCCAACCCGAATAATTCCTCCACAAAAATCACATCGATGCTCTTTCTTTGCAATAGGTTTTGATTTTGATAATGATTCCATCTTTATTCCTCCTTATTTTCTTCTTTTATTTCCTCATAATTGATGTGTACGTCTTTTGTTTCAACCCCGAAATATTCTGCTATTTTCGGTTCTCAACTTTTCAATATTATCACTCTCGATGTTAAGAGTGATGTGAGCTTTAGTTATTAAGTATTTCATTCTGTTTCCTCCTATCTTTTCAAATTTAACATTAACCTCATCACAAATGATAAGTAGTTTCACTCTAGCTTTAAAATCGTCTATGGAATCTACTTCTAGAGGTTCGTCCGATGAAAGAATCACCTTGCCGTCTTTGATGCACTCGTAATGAGTGATTTTTACTTTACCCGATAAGGGGTTATCTTTACTGTTTGGTTTCATAGCGTATTTTGTTTTGATTAAAATAAATTTAGTTGCCCTTTTAAAGCAAAGAAATGACGGTTATTATACGCATTCCAATGTTCCGTTTGCTCTGTTGTTAGATTAATCAATACCGCCATTCCGTTTTTGTCTCGAGAGATAACTTTATAACTAATCCCGCTATAAATGCTTTGTATTATATCTCCGTCTTTGAAATCGCTGATATTTTTCATGATTAGAATAAATTTGTTTGTATAAGTGTTCCTCGTGGCGTTTCAATCTCACCAAAACACTCATGTCTGAATCTCTTTTCTTGCGCATCGAAATAGTCTTTATCTATCTCGGTAGCATAAAAATCAAAACCTAATTTATAGGCAGCTATCCTGCTGCTTCCACTACCTAAATGAGTATCTAATATTTTATCACCTTGTTTAGCATATTTTTTCAATAGCCAAGCGTATAATTTGGTAGGATTCTGCGTCGGATGTATTTTATCTCCTGTTCTATTATCAAATCTAAATAATTGCGCGGGGTAATCGAAAGAAGTCCAGGCTATTTCTATTTGGCTAAAATTTTCCCATGGTTGAATTTTATCCCAACATATAATGCAACGACACGGAGGTAAATCGAAATAGTTTCCACCCCATATAATTTGATTTTTAGACACCCTAAATAATTCATCAAAATATTCATCTGAAGGCGTTTCATTATCCCATTCGCAATTAGAAATATTTAATGTTCTGTTTTTTAATTTTCCTGATCCCGAATTTAATCTATTAAAACCTTTTCTTCTTTGACATGGGGTAGCTCTCATTTTAGGAGCACCTATTCCGTACGGTGGATCTATAATAGCTAAATCAAAGAATTTATCAGGATAACGAGCCATCATATCCATGCAATCCTCATTCGTAACTTCACTTATCGGTTTCATTGCATTATGATTTAAAGCCATACAAATTTTCCTTTGATATCACAGTTATTAAGTATTTCTGCATTCTCATATCCGAAAGAAATCAAAATACTTCCACAACCTGGAGAGTTTCCACGAGTTCCATCATGGTGATAAAATTTGATTCTATTTCTCATGAACATCATGCCAGTAGCTTTCTCGAAAATAACTTCTTGGAACATCTTACTGTCACAACGATTATATAGTAATGCTATACCGTTTCCGTGTTCAGCCATTTTATTAACGAATTGTTCGATTAGTGGTCTCGAATATGGAGGGTTTAACCAAACCCTACCCACCCATTCTTTAGACAGACCATCATCATTTTTATTATACATAATATCAGCCGTTCTCCATAGCGGATTCACGGGAGCACATGGATCTAAATCAAATTTACCCAAAGAATATATCAGCTCCTTTGGCGTGTACCATTCATCGGTAGTATTTTCTGTTTTTTCAAATGTTGTATTCATTGCATTATGATTTTTTTATTATACAATTTTGCTGCTGCGAACTCGAGCAAGCAACCGTTTGATTTCTCCCAACCTGTACAGAAGTAGACAGCATCGCATTTGAGTAGTTCTGCTATATCCTTTCCCATACACTCGGCGTAATAGTGAGTATCTAATAGGTCTTTATCAACCGTCTCACAGACTTCGAAAGGATTAATAACTGCATATCCTTTTGATTTAAGGACGATGGATATTTCGTTAGCAATTAGACGTTGGCGGTGAAGATCTAGCCCTCTCATAGGTATGCTGATATAAACCGATTCTATTTCAATTTTGCCCATTTCCTAAACATTTTATCGAACTCTTCACAATCACTAAACAAATCTTTACCTCTTTTCTGCGTATCTACCATTTTAGTGAACTCATTGAAATATCTATCTTGCGCCTTATCCAAATCGTTAAACAATTTTTTAAGTTCCCCCATCATAAGTCCGTTATCACGAAGTACGTCTGATGTTTCACCTACCAAGTTTGCAACTTCACATTGTAAAAGGTGAGCGGCAGAAAGTAGCATGTTCACTCTTTCCATTGAACCATTCTCAATAGCTCTATCTATTATTTTCTTTTTCGGTGTCATCTTTCTTCAATTTTGGACATTCATTCTTTTTACTCTTATCCAGCATACACTGGTCTATCTTTATTCCCCAGTTCATACCCCAAAACTTGCAGGTATAACAGTAAAATTTATCAAACTTCTTTATCATGTTCGGTTAGTTTTATTGCTTTATGGTTAACAGTGTTTATGGCTTTAATTAAGCCCATTTTTCGAAGTTTGTTAAGCTCATCACGTATTTCATCGTATGGCTTACCAACTCTTTCACACAACTCAATTACGGTAATGCTTAATGGACTTTTCCTATACTCTATCTTTTCAGATATCATTTCTCTGATTGTATCTATCAAATCAGGGCGTTTTTCTTCTAATCCCATATTTCTTAATTTTTTTGTTGAAAACAGATTCTTCTATATAGCTAAATCCCATGCCTTCCAACTGTTTGGAAAGAACGGATGCACTTTGGCATATTCTTACTCCGGGGCCTGCATAAATAATGATATATTTTATAATATCAGAAAGATACATATATTCACTATCAGAGTTTTCAAAATATTGAGCGATAATATTTTCTTCTATGGTATTTTCTCTGAATGTCTTGTTCCTATCTTCTCTCTTTATTTTTTCTTCAGGAGTGAGTTCATAGATATATGATTTATCATTATATAAAGCCCATGCCTGTGACCATAAATCTTCTTTATTAACGCTTACCCATATATCAGGATCTATGTAATCAACTTTAAATATAAGCCATCTGGTATTTACGTCGTCAATTAGAAATTCTCCGAAATTAGTACTGGCAAAGAATGTACATCTTCTTGGCATCGATATGTTTTGCGCTCCATAAGGTCTCCTTTCCAATATGCTATATTTAGCCAAATTTGCTTTTATGGATGAAAGCCTATTCGTACCAAGGCTATCAAGTTCCTCTAAATTATAGATGAATGTTTCACTTAAAGATATTTGGCAGTCCTTCTGATCGGACAGGGGCTGTTCTGAAAAATATTTGCTACCGAAAGGATTTATATAATGAATAAATCTAGACTTTCCTATTTCTTGATTCTTAGATTGAAGAACGAAAACCATTCGATTGTAATATTCATCTTCTAAAGCACATTTGATAGCACGAACAAAATGTTTTTCAAGCATATCTCTGAAAAATTCAGGATCATCTATATCCATATATTTGGTTAGTTCAAAGAAATAATCTACTCCGTCCCAATCATGTATCTTTTTGAAATATTCGGAAAAAGCATTATATTCTGTAACGAATGAAGAGCCTAAAATGGACTTTATATTATCCTTAGACATCTTTATGCCATATTCGCATACATCACTCCATACATCGTTCTCGTTAACCGTATTCCATACATATTCTCCTTTCCTTTTAGATTCCACTATATTATTAATGACGTTCAATCTAAAGTCCCATGTGCGAGATAAATATTCCTTGGCTTCCGTAACAGGAGCTTTCTTTTCTTTTTTCTTTTTATCCTCAACATCGGTAACTGCAAATTTTTCATGTATTTCTTGGGGAAGTTCTTCTTTCCCTACAATAATACCTCTTCTGTCTCCATATCCCTCCTGTATCAATTCTTTCGCCGCATCGGAATAGTTACCTTTATGACCAAGCATCGTAAAGATAGCAAAAGGTGTATAGTTTTTATTATCTTCGAAAGGACTTGCATTAGATGAAAATATATGGAATAAAGGGGTACCGTCATTCTTTTTATTATGTCCGAAAGTAGCTGATATTCCGTCCTTTCCTTTCTTTCCAGGCCTTGTCCAATAGTCACCATACGTATTAGTCCAACCTTCCATTTTAAGTAAGGTTTTTGCTTCTTCTAATCCCCTTGCTGAAATATTATATTCGTCACCCGGTCTGCGATCATTTATTTTTGCCCATTTTCCAAATCCTTCAACCGCCCCTTCGGTAATTTCATCGAAAGATTTGCACATGGATATAATTCGAATCCTCTCTTCATCGGATATTATAGGGATGTTGAGTATTGAACCATGTAATATGGAATATCCTTCTGATGGGCAGCATACAACATATCCTCCTTCTCCACGAGTCTCAACTATCGTATCTTTTTTACCATGTAAAATTTTTACGGCAAGTTTTTTATTGCCATCAGGTAAATTGCATCTATAAAAAAAGTGATATCCACCCGATGGTGTCTTCTCGTAAGGTATCTGTTTTTCTTTTATAAGATCTCTCATGATAGACATAAGTTGGGAAAAACGATTTTTTGCTTCCCCGTCATGATTATCAAAATCAATTATTTCAAGTCCACCGGATACTTTTCCCCCTATGATACCTACCGATTCAGATTTTGAAAACATCTGATCTATCTCTGATATTTTCATCTTTTCGGTTTGAAGGGATTGCCATTTTTCAATAGCGGGTGCTTTCTCTGATTTCATGTTCGGAGCATTCTTTCCCCAAACAGGTATAACCGATAAACCGGATTCAATATAAGAGGTAATTATTTTTTTATCAATCATAATTATATGTGTTATTTTCTTAGGCCTTGAGCTTTGTATTTCATTTCCATCATATAAGCCCACCTAGGAGACATATTATAAGATTTAGCATAATTGGTAAGTCCATCCATACCAAATTTTATATATATCTGTCTCCATATCCAAGCTTTTTTATATCCTTTTTCTTTAGCGAATATTTCATAATCAGAAATAGTGTCCAAATGGGTAACGGCTTCTTTATATTGTATCTCGGTAAGCTTTATTATTTTATCTTCATGCGTTTCCGGAAAAACATAACCGCAATATTTGCAAACCCGACTTGAAGCGAATACTAGCGCATGGCATTGTTTACATTCTTTTACCGCAGGTATCCCTCCTCCGCTTCCTTTTGTTTCATGGTATAATGAATATTCACGTTGCTGCCTATAATATCCAAGCCTGCTGCAATTATCTCCAAAGTCAAGAATATTGAAGTATTCTTTACCTTGCGAAATACGAGATCCTCTTCCAAGACAATTACCCATTATAGAAACCTTACCCATTCTTCTTGTAATAAGAGTAGTGTTTTCATTGCATATACACCAGACAATTTCATTTTTGATAGACGGCAAAACATTCCAAATTTCTCTATTATCATTTGATTCAACCTTTATACTTTTATATGTTCTTTCAAATGAAAAATTTATGTTTCTTGCTTTACTATATATACGTTGGCTTATTGAACTTTTAATTCCATGTGTAGCCATAAGTTGCTGGAATCTATTTGCCATTTGTTCATTAGAAACACTTATTGTAAATGAATGCTTTTTCCATGATATTTTTTCACATTTACTCCCATTCCCGATATAATATCCGTATAGAATATTTTTTAAGTCATCATCACTTAATTTGTCGTATATTTCAGGTAAAGATTTATCAAGATATTTCCATATTCCCATTAATCCCTTTTGCCCCTTATTGGGCAAATATCTATTTTCTCTATTGATATAATATATGTATAAATCTTGTCCGTTTTTAAAGCAACTATTTTCTTTTCTATGATAAATAGTGCGAGTATAATGTATACCTGTTGCGTGTAAAATCTCCTCTATCTTTGAATTTGTTTTATTTTTAATACTCTGTGATATTCTTACGCCATCTTTATAGATACAACCATCGGATAAAATTAGCCCTATTAAGATTAAATCATATTTTGATATTCCACAATCATTATTTCCACTTTTTGCAGAAACTGGTAATATAAACGAATCGGTTATATTTTCTTTTATCTCCTGTGCTGTTTCAATATGATAATCTGTATATGAATGAGAGCGATGCCCACATTTTCTTCGTGCTATAACCATTCTATGCCCTCCTGTAACTCGAATATTAACATAAAGACTTTCTATGCCATACATATTTTCATTATCTGCCAATTCCCTTTTTGTAATATTCAAGATTGGAAGATATTCATTTATTCCAGTGTGCATATTATATGATGCACATAAATCATTCTTATCAATGGTTAGATAATTTTTCCAACCATTTTTAGTGAGTACCTCAGTTTTGCTATCAAGACACTGAAGCATCAGGTTATCTGACGTTGTTGACCTATTCATTATTATTGTCTGTATTGGTGGAAAATCAAAGCCCGTTGTAGCTATTCCCGCATTGATAAGGACTTTGAAATCACCATGTTCCCATTCCGCAATGACCTTTTTTCTGTCACCGCTGTAAATTTCAAAGTTAGATAAATAATTCTCATACTCTTGTTTTTTTAACATAAATAAAGATAAATCACCTTTACTTTGACTTTTTTGTATCGGTTTTGATAATTCTGAAACAATGAATTTTGCTTTAATACCTGCTTCATTAAATGCCTTGCAAGTATTGATACAATGCTGTATATTTACACAGAAACAGAGCGTGATAGTATCGTTGCATATTCTTTTCCAATTATCAACAACGCCTGCATATAGTTCGCTCTTGTTATATCTTGAATACATTTGATCTGTATCATATTCACCCGCTTTTATGCCAACACCTTTCATATCTACCGGAACTGAAAAATATTTATCGGTACATAAATAGCCCATATTAATCATTTCTTGAACATCTGGTCCGTAAACGATATCTTGATATTGTTTAGCTAATTCCACTTGATTATTTGAACGCTTAGGGGTTGCTGTTGCTCCGATTATATACATGTCTTTTACTCTTGGAATATCAAAAATCCAATTAAAATCCTGCTGATGCGCTTCATCTATTATTACGAGAGAAATAGATTCAAACCATTTTTCCCATTCCTCTTTTTTCAATCTATTTCTTAAGGAATTTGTCATGCATACATAACAATTAGAAATAGGTATAAACCGTGTCTTTGCGTCAATAAGTTTGGGGTTTAAATGAAATTTTGAAAGAGTTCCGCTAGTCTGATTCATCAACTCTTGGCGATGGGTAAGGATAAGCACCTTGTTACCTTTTAATGACGCTTTTTGAGCCATATATGAAAAACAGACCGTCTTTCCAGATCCTGTAGCGGCTTGCATTATTATATGTTTATTTCCTTTTCTCCATGAAGAGCGAATGGCATTTACAAGTTCCTTTTGATAAGGTCGAAGTATTATTTCATCCATCATTTTGTTATTTAAGGAGGTACCCTAATTTTAAGGTACCTCCAACTGATTACTTTCTGTATTTTTCAAATTGTCATTTCTTGTTGCGAATATAGCAAGACGAAAGGATCTTTTTGAGTTGCTCTACTTCTTTTTCAAGCCGCTCGACTTTTTTTCTGTTAAACATATCGGTAAAATTTAAAATGGTAAATCGGCTGATGTTTCAGCAGGTATTTCAGAGGGTGATGTATCCGCAGGTGCATTTCCTTCGTTCGCAGGTGCGTTGCCTTCTGATGCAGATGTATTCCCCTCTGCCGAAGGTGTGTTCCCCTCTGTTTCATGCTGTATCTTATAAGCTTTAATGGTGTTGAACCATTTACCTTCCCATTCGCGTGCATCAATGTCTATATAGGCGGTGATTGTTTGGCCTATCTGAATATTAAATTCTTTCAGCTTTTCTTCACCAAAAACATTGAATACACATTTTCGTGGATATTGCCCGGGCGTTTCAAGAACAAATTCTTGTACCATCCAAGGATTACCTGTGCTTTTACTTACGCCACTCTTTGCGGTTAATACCGCGATAATTTTTCCTGTAATTTCCATAATTTTTATTTATTTAAAAAGATCTTTTTTTCTTTTGCGAAACTCTCTTATCCTGTATTGAAAATCATATTCTCCGTGAGGTGGATGAATCTTCCTTGCTTTACATTCTTCATTAAAAGCTTGCATACCTAAAATTTCTCCTAATAACTCAACCGATAAGGCGAATAACTCAATATATTTAAATATTTTCATGCCTCTTCAATTATTTTAGTTATGTCACCGTTTTCGATTAACTCGTTCCACCATGTTATCTTTGATACCAATTGATCAATTCGGGTTTGGACATCAGATCTGTTTATCCGTATAATTTTTATCTTGTTAGGATGTCCGTCTTTATATCTTGGATCATAAGAGACGAAATCACACCATTTAACCTTATCATAAATCATGTGTCCAATGAGTTGCCAAAAGTAATACAGCTTATCATGATAAGCATTCAAAGCACAATTTCGGAGATGGTTGGCTGCGTTGTAAGGACATTTAATTTCTATCACGCCTATTTCATCCATAGTAGTCCCATCAGGGCTATCTCCAAAACCTGAAATTGGCGTTCTAAATAAAATGTCATAAAAACCGGACGTTCCCGATATGGCATTTATCCCCGTGCACTTATTATAGTAATCTAGTGCCTCCTCTTCGTATTGGTGTCCCCATTCGAAAGCTTTTGCAAAAGATTCCTGCGCATCAATTCCTGTTTGTCTCTGGTGCATAATCTCCAGTAGGTAATCAATTCCCGTCTTTTGAGAACAATGCCCTGATTTATCTAACTTCATTAGATTAGGAAGACAAGAGGAAGTTATCAGCCCTATTCTTTTTTGTTTCCAGCGTTCCAATCTTTCATCCACTTCAATTTCTTCTTTTTCCTGTTGTGGAATATCATTAACGGCTTTTTTCGTTTCTGACAGAAAATCGCCAAATATATCATTATTATTTGACATAGTCTTTTAATTTACCGATTAAATCTTTAAAATTATCATCAACTTGCAGATTTTTATTCAAATTCCAAATCTGATAAAGAAGACCTACGCTTTCAGAAAGCTTATTCATGTAGTTTGAAATAGCCGTTGGCGTCCTTAATTCGATAGATCCATCTTGGCTTATGGGAATTTCTTTATCATTCAGATGAAGCGATTTTTGTCCAAGCAAATATAAATCTCTCCCCACGCCCCAGAGTACGGCTGCACGCTTAAAAGCATCCGAAGCTTTACCTTTTACTCCATCAGACTGCGACTCAATACCTACGTCTGATTTGGTAACCCATTCACCATCTATTCTTACGGATATAGAGGCACTTCCACTTTCAGGATCATAAGTATTTTCCCAGTTTTCTGCACCGAATGCTTTATCGAATCTCTCTTGAACCATTCTCGCATCTATATACGGGACAACTATACAAAAAGTTTTCTTCCCTGTCTTTGGCCCTTTTGATTGAATTCTCCATTTCGGATTTTCAATCGGAGCGGTCAATATCTCCATCTTTTTAGAAAATGTTAATTCTTCCATTTTATTTTTATTTTAAATATAAATCAAGTTGGCTAGTTCCAGATAAATCCCATTTGCCATCTCTTTGATAGCACATGCAATCAAGCGTTTCGCTTTCTGCGATAATGGGATATAAACAATTGTCATCCTCGATAATTTTAGTTATCTTGATGTCGTCACCTCTCTTATTGCATACCTCTAACCCATTTGGATTGGAGGGCGTCTTTGCTAATTTTAGGTCAAAGGTTTTCATGGCATATTTATTTCTAATTCTTCTCCAGTTAACGAATGATATAAATTTTGTAATTGATGTAAATATACGATTGGAGTATAAGTTGATTCTACTTCAAATCCATCTCCTACAATATATATCAAACTAGGATCTTCCTCTTTTTCCCATTCAGAATTAAAATGGATAGTCATAAAATTAGGCAAAGATATTATAAAATGATATTTAGATTTTTTATAATGCGTTATATTTTCATCATTATGGAACATGCGCCCAGAGACATATATAGATGAACCTATAGAAAGATGAATATCATCCTTCGGGACATCCACTTTTTCTATATAATCCACTTCTCTCGTATCTATCGGATCAAACCCCTTAATCATACCTATAATTTTAGAAGTTAATTTTATCGGAACCAATTTTTTAGTTTGTATTTCCATGCCATGTAAATTGCATGATTCAATTCCGATACCTGTAATTTTTGAAATCTGATAAAAATGTTTACCGGTTTTGAAATAATTACCAATTCTTAAATCGCTGTTTGTAATCATACCTTTTTACTAATTAAATACCCATTTTCAATAGCAATCTCTCCGTCTTTAAGAGTACTCGTATCAACGTCACAAGTCATTGTGCAAAGTAATTGCAAATCGTATTTCTTTTGATAGTCGATGAGCATGTTCTTCGTTACTGAATCCATCGGAGCCTCAATAAATAAGAACCTTAAAGCGTCATCACCTTTCTTCTTCTTTTCATCCAGAAGATGAATCTGCATGAGTATAGATAGAATATTTTTCTGCGTTTCAGAATAACTCGATAAAGGTCTATATTCCCCTTTCTTATTACCGAAAAGTTCGGGATTATGTGCTCCGTTATAAACCGTGCGCATATTCATATCATCTTCGTTTCCGATAATATCAATCTTCAAACCGTCAACTCCCAAATCAATGGAAGTAAATATCTTTCTATATTCCGCGAATAATTTTTTAACTTCTTTATCCGCTTCTTGATGATCGAAGAAAGCAGCCCAACGTTCAGCTATCTTATTACTCGTCTTAGCAGCCTCCACCCTTTGACTAAATTCATCTGTAGGCTTCATCACCTGCGATTGTTCTTTTTCGACACGAACGTATTCTTTTCTGTAATATTCCAAATCAGCAAAAGCCTTTTCTATCTCATCCGGATATTGCTTATCGTGGATATATTTTCCAAAATCTTTTGTTATCGGGTGTATATCCGTTTCTATAAACTTCTTATATTCTCCGATAGGAGGTAATTCTTCAAACCATTTAAGTACAACTTCCATTGGGGCGCCTGCATCTACAAGCGTCTGGATATGACCGTAAATATCATTTCTCTTTTTCTTTGCTTCATCTATCTCCTTATTATAAGAATCAACGCTAAGCCTATTAGCCTTATCTGTAAGAGACTTATTATTCTCTAGTGAAGAATTATATGAATCCATTACCGAAATGACTTTCTGCGAGCTTAATTTTATATCGTTGAGTTGTTTTTCAAACTCGCGAAGTTTTTGATAATATTCATTAGTGGATTTCTCGCGTTCTTCTTCAATCTTCTTAATGTCTATAAACTCAGGAATAGTTTCTTCTTTTAATCCTTCTGATTCAAAAGCTGTTTTGAAAGCATTTAGCGAACGCATCCGCTCATATTTTTGAGAACGATCCATCTTTGCTTGATCCAATTTATAAAGAATAGATCCTTCATAATTGGGCGATTTCTTATCAAAAACTACTCCCATTTCTTTCAGTCTGTCTTTGTATGTCGTCATCATCCATTCCATCTGTCTACGTGGATCATCCGATATAAATTCTTGTATGCCAAAAGTAAGCTCCGTTTTTAGTTCGTCACGAAGAGCTGCTGCCGTCATCTTCTTTCCATTAATGATTGGGTTGGAGCATTTTTTACCCTCTTTATCTTTAATATAAAGAGAAGATGAAAGTTTCCCGTCCTTATAAGTGGTGCGCATAAAGATAGGAGTATCTCCATAGGTGATTTCTTCTTCCACATCACACCCATCGTATGCTTTCATATCCAGAGGCATCTCTCTCTCGCTCCCTGCTGAAAGACCTATATTGATAGCCTTTCCAAGCGTGCTTTTACCTTTTCCAACACCCGCTTTGATCGTTACCAAATTATCAGGGCTTGTTTGAAATTCCAACTCCTGCGCTTCGAGAATACCTAGCTTCTCATTAAGCTTTAAACCGATAAGTTTACTCATTATTTTTTATTTTAAAATTAATTTTCTTACTAACTCAGATACTGTCATCTTTTCAGATGAAGACTTCTTTTTTATTTGCGCCATCTCTTCTGGAGTGACGCGAACTACTACATAATTGCTTCTTTTCATGATTATTCTCCTTTTAATATCTTTTTAATTTGTTCAGACTTTTCAATTGCTTCCTCTTCCGTTTTGAAATAATTACCAAATTCGTATCTATCATCGTCAAATATTGCGTCCCCTGTATCTATACCTCCACGAACCTTTCCATCAGTATCTATATGATAGTAATAACCCATATATTTCGCTCTCCATCTTATCTTTTCAACTTTTTTATTTTCAGCATTCCATTTCAAACCTTCTTTAGCCATAGCATCAAATAGCTTTTGCTTTTCTTCTTCGGTGGCTAATCTATAACATTCTGTATCTCCAAAACCTATACTTGGAGTATCATAAAAAACAAATTTACTCCAACTTACATTTAAACCTCCATAACATACAATAGCTTCATTTTCCCTAACTCCATTATATATTACAATAGATATAGCAGAAGCTAATATATCCCCATCCTTAAACTTTTCTTTCGGAATAAATTCAATTATTACTTTATTCCCTTCGATATTGCAAGTCATAGACTTTGTCCCTTCTGGTATTTTAATTTCTTCCATGATTATTTTATTTTACTTATAGTTATACATATTGACTTTATGTAATCTCTCATATTCACAATGTAGCGGTCTTTTTCACCAACCGTGAATTCTATACAAGCTTTATTATCCATAGCTTCTTTATTGCTCATAAATCTATATAAAAGCAATCCGACTATTTTTTTTCAACGCCGTTATATGTTTTTATGTGGATTTGGTAGCTTTGATTTTCAGGAAGTGATTGCATTATCTCTCCGATCGGTTTCATAATCTATACTTTTAAATCGGGTATCGCCATCCATGCTATTGGCTGTTCAGAAGTATTAGCCCATAGCCATCCTTCATTCTTTAATTTAATCATTCTGTCTAACCATGTACACCCATTCTTATCAATACATAATACATACAAAGTCGTATTTTTAACAAGTTTGTTAATATAATTATTAAAAGGCAATTTATCTTTTGTATTTATCCATAGATTACTTGTTGCCCATTCAGCTCCAATCATAAAACATTTCTTTGCATCTTCGGAAGTTATTTCGCAAACATTGTTTTCCAAATAATCGCGTTTAAAATCTTCTGCCGCTTCTTCTATTGTTTTCATTGTGTTTCTTTTTAACGCCCCATTCTTTTATGAATGGAGCGAATTGAAATAAAATTATCCGATAATAAAATCGGAGAAACATTTAGCCATTTTAATTACATTTTCTTCTGGCCCTTTCATATTCTCAAACCTACATTTTTCCAACGCCAATTCAACACATCTTTGTCTAATCATGCGTTTTTCGCTCTCTTCTGCATAACCTATTTTCCCAACTTTTAGAGTGGTTAATTCTTTTTCAGATACTTCTACATTACCCATATCTATATGTTTTAATTTCTGCCAATATTGGCATTGTGGTGAGGACGGGATTCGAACCCGCAATGTGGATTATCATTATTACTTCGGTATGGGCTTTTTCCATTCCACGCCCATGATGACACCTAGTTATAACAACGCGTCTACCATTTGCGCCACCTCGCCTATTTTGCTCGTAGTATCTTTACCGTGCGTATAGCATAACTCGGATTTGACTTGCGAGCGGAAACCAAAAAAGTATTTAGGATTTATATTTTCATAAACCATTTAGGCATTGGAGAATTGAAGAATCTAACAAAACTGAAATCTTTTCTTTTAGGCTTTCCAAGCACCTGTCTCGTTTTCATTGCATGTTTCATCTTCGTTATGATTTAAATTGATATACCTCGATAATTTTTGTCTCCGATATGGATTCTATTTCGTAGTCCATAACCGATCCTTTCATCCCCTCATCAAAGCGGATTCTAGCATCGCCCACAGATTCAGCCTGTACCAAATTGTAAATGGCTTGCTTCTTTTCTTCGCCTGTCCTTTCTTCCAGTGTGATTAGGTTTAGTTTAACCTTATACCATTTATCGGCTTTATCGTTATCGCACGGAAATATTTCAGTGTAATTCGAACGTTTGATTGCCGAAACGGTAAACTCACCATTTATATACGGCTTCATCTCTTCTATGATTCTCTTTTCAGCCTCGCTAAAAGATAAAGCATCCAATAAATAGCTTTCGGTAACAAGTTTGTTTTTACCGTCTTCAAGTACTTTTTCATACCTGATTTTTACTTCAAAAAAGTTGTGCATCATAATAATTATTGTTTATCTATTAATAGTTTTATAAGATTTTTATCTTCAGAAGAAAGATTGTTAAATCGTTCTATTAATGATATAAAAGATTCCATCTTTTGTATAACAGAACTAATTTGCAAATCCCTTAAAACATTTTTTATCTCGTCTGTTTTTTCTTTTAAATCGTTAATCGTTTTCTCTGGCTTTTCAAGTTCTTCCTTGAGTTGTTTATTTTTCAAATACGCCAAATCATATAGTTCAGATATACTATTTGAATATTCCTCTTGAGCCTTTTTAAAAGAATCTTTTATTTTCACCAAAGAGCACTTATAAATAAGTTCGCTTTTGTCAAATTCCTCGAGAGACTCATTTAACCATTCTTTTTCTCTGGTAATATAATCTCGGATTATTTGTTCTTGCATTTCTTTATCATTCCTGCAATTATCAAATTCCTTTTTAACTTCTGGAGTAACATCTATCCAGATACTTTCCGTTCTTTTGTTTTCCATTTTATTTTAGTTTGTTTTTAATTTGTTCTATTTCATCCTTAACATATTCCCTAGCACTTAAATAGGAAGTCCAAACAGTACCGTGGCTTCTTACCAGCACTTTACCTATCTCATGCAGGGTATATCCGTTATCTTTCATGATGCAGGAAACAACCGCCCTTTTATCGCCTATCTCCCGCTTGCGTGAAAGCCCTTTCAGTTCATTATCGGAATAACCCGAAACTTCGATTATCAACTTATAAAATTCTTCTGCGCTTACCATCCCAAGTTTATTTTGAAAATCAGTTTATTCAGGAAGATGAATAGCAGTATGAAGAATCCGATAATTCCGCTAACGATATAAGATATTTGGCTTTTCTCTTTTACCGACCACTTGGCTAGTAATAAGATAGCGAATAGTAAGCTTTGCGAAGAGAATAAGCCGATAATGATATAATAGCAATAGAAAGCTTCAATAATTAGATAATTTCTCATAAATAGGCTTATTTCACGCCTTTTCAAGTTCCTGTGATAGGCTTTCTGTTTTTCACGAAGTATTTTCTTCTCGTTATACAGCGTTTCAGAACACATAATTCTGAATACTTCAAACATTAATAGAAATGCTATCAGTCCGTAAAATATTTCAGTCATCGTTTTAATTTTAAAATTTCTTCATCTTTCTGTCTAATTGCTCGAGTTTACTATTCATGACTTTCATCCTCCTTATTATATAATTTCCCACGCAATGATTCATCGTAGGGAATGACATGCTCTGAAGATACGGAATGACCGATAAGATGATGTTTCCCGTCGTCTGACTTATACCCGTAAATTTCAGGCACCCATACACAACCTTTACCCGAACAAACTAAGCATCTATCAAAAGGTTTTAAATCGGATGCAGTCTTTGGTTTACTCCAATTTTTATCAATTGGACTTTTAAAATATTCGTAATACTCTTGTGCCCTTTTATTTAAAAAGTTTATCATGTCGTCATATCTTTTCTTGTCTGATAGACTCATCTTAACACTAAATCTATAAGGATAAAAGCCTTTATACAGACATTCTTTATTTATCCTGTCTATCTCTTCTGAAAGGCTTATTTCTTTATCCCATTTAAGATTTAGAATATAAGCGGCCGAAACTTCCTTGTATTCTGAATTTGCGAAATATTCCATATCACACATGTATGTGATATAACCATTATTATCAAAAAATAGAAATGGTTTTTTCAAAAAACAAATATCGGTTGTATTATCAATCCATTTAAAACCCAATTCAAAAAGTTTTTCTTGAATCTCTTTGCTTTTACCGTCTACATACACTTTGGTATTAAACAGTGATTGTCTTGCTTCTTCTTTTGTCATCTTATCATTTTTTAGGTATTATCCCGTAAGAAACACAGCCATATCTAATGTCGTTATCAATATTGGTTCCATCGTTGATAACTTCTTTTCCATCAATACAAATAAGTTTCATACCTATTGGTATTAATTCAAAAAGATAAAGAGGTATTAGCTTTAACCCAATAGTTCTTTTTATAGATGCAACCATTTCTTCGTAATCACTCTGACTAAGTTTATGATTATCTAGCTCCATTTTATAATGTGCAATATCTTCTTCAACTGATTTTTCATCAGCCCAATTGCCAAATCTAAGTTCTTTGCAATCTTCCTCTGTTAACTCTTCAAAATTTATATACTTTTTGAGTTCTTCTAAAAATTCTTTCGTAGATTCTTTTATTTCATTTCTGCAAAATGAATCTTCCCACGGGTACTTAACGGTCTCTGCCACCTTGTTAGCATACCACGTTAAACAATTTCTAATTTCTTTTTTCATTTTATAAAACCTCCTTATTATTTAATTTCTTTAAGTCCTTTAATACTTTCAATAACTTCGTCTTTACGAAACTTCTTTCCGTCTATCTCCACCGTTTCTATTTCAGGAAGAAAGAGTTCGGTAAAGCCACGTTGAATTATATTTGCCAACACTGAATTTGAATGACATGAATTTATATCACCATCTTTCTTAATGAAATATAAACATTTTTCATAAATTCCATCAAAACAAGCAGTATTTTTACCTCCCAATTTTTCCAACGCTTTTATAACCTCTTCACCCCTACCTTTAACTCCTCGATAATAAACGTTTTTGTTTGGGTAGCGTTCAAAGAAAATATTAAACTTACCAATATTAATAACTTGATTCCAAAAATATTGGCCTTCAATAGAAGAATCAAAATCAAATCCTCCACAACTTCTACCTGCACTTCTCCTTTTTTGAAAAACAAAAATGTCGGCTTCATTTCCCTGTTCCACTTGTCGTTCAACCATCTTTTGAACGACTTCGATAGGAAATCCTTTTATATCTCCTATTAAATCGCTTTGTTTTACTTTATACATATCCATTTATTTTTAATATCCGTAACTTATCGTAATGCCTTTATGTCCTCCGTATATACCATTATGGTTATCTCCCGAAGTTTGTAAGGGATGATAACATACATGGTTAATAGTTATCTTAATCTTATCAGTCACATTATATTTGATTCCTACTTCGAATGATCCCTGTTCGGGCGAAAAAGAAATGTGTTTGTTTTCGTATTTACACCAAAACTGCATGTCGTAATAGATTGACACGTTTTTGTATACGTATTCAAGACCACTTTTAAAATTAAAGTTTGGCATGTAATACGTCATCTTATCACCGTATATGTTAGTCATTCGGATATTATTTTTTATGTCATATCCGATTGCAATTTTAGGTTTTAGTTGCGCACTTACTGACACCGAAAATGCCAATAAGATAAGTAGTATAAAGTGTTTCATGGGTTTAGAAGTTTATATCGTTATCTTTTAACCTCCATGCTTTCTTGATAGAAATGAAATTCATTATTAAGAAAGAAATCATGTATATGGAATAAATGATTATAAATGTTTTCATGGCCTATCTTTTGTTTCATCTGTCATCTTTTTCCCCTCATTGGTCATCTTTTTTATCTCAAAGCTATGATATATGAAAACCACCGGAGATATTTCTAATCCATATCCGACCTCCAGCATTTTATCTTTAAAGTAATCGTTAAGAAGAAGAATTAATTCTTCACGATCTATCTCACCCTTATAGATAAAAAACTTATTCCCGTCTTCGCTGCAAAAAGATAGTTTTCCTTTTTCTTTTTGAACATCAGACCATTTCCGATTTTCCGGAATACCAAACAAAGCGCGAAGATCTAATGCGCATTTTTCTACTGATATTACTTTCTTTTCCATAATGTTTTAATTTATATCTTAATTATTCGTTTTACCATCTTATCCCAGTTCCTGCCAAAT